AACGCCGTTTCAACTGCTTCAGGATCAGCTGACTTTACTCAACGTAACATAACCGTCACAAAAAGAACGGCTTATGATGCATGGAACTTGCAACTTCTTACGGAGAAGTATACAGGTAAAGCTTTCCTTCCAGAGGGAAGTTATGAGGACACAATGACAATCTTAACAGAAATGTCTGCAGACCTTGTAAAAAAATCACAACAAAACAACGATGACTTTATTTGGAACTCTATTAGTGGATCAACATTCGCTAATTCAACTGTAGTACCTCAAGCAGATGGATTCAAGACTTTAATCTCAGGATCTACTTCAGGTGTTAACGTAGCAACAGGAATTGGAGCTAACGCAATAACTGCATCAACTGCTTACGACCAGATCTCTACAATGTTAGAATCTGTAGACGTAAACGTACTAGATGCTCCAGACCTAACAGTATGGTGTGGAACTTCAGTATTCCAAAGAATAATCAACGGATTAACTACTCAAAACTTATTCCACTTTGACCCTACAACAGTAGCTAAAAGAGGAGGTTTTTACGAAGTCCCATTACCGGGTTACCCTAATATTTCTATAATTGGGACTTACGGTTTAAGATCTTCGGAGAGAGTAATAATTGGACCAGCATCTGATATGGTAGTAGGAACAGATTTATCTTCTGATACTACAAACTTCCAAATGTGGTACGATATTAATGGAGATTCCCTTAAATATAGATTAAGAAATAAATTAGGTGTACAAGTTGGTCACCCAGAGTATTTCGTATCTAACGATCAAGCGTAACTAGAAGCTTTATACAGTATATGGGGTTTTAATTAACCCCTAATACTATTTTTTTAACCTTTAAAAAATAACATTATGGCATGTAATTTAAGTAGCGGATTTTCTTTAGGATGTCGTGACAATATTGGGGGCATAAAAAACTTATATATCTTATCTGGATCAGTAACTAGTGTTACAGCATCATCTGGTGCTATTAGTAACATAGCAGGTACAGGTACTTTCTTTAAGTTTGAGCTACCAAGAAATGTCGGTGACTTTACAGAAACTCCAACACCAAGTTTAGAAAACGGAACAGTTTTTTATTCTCAGGTAACAAATTTAGCTATGCATAAGTTACAAGCTTCTATAAGAAATCAAGTAAAAGTATTAGTTCAAAACCCTGATCTAAAGATTGTTGTTGAAACAAACAACGGTACAGACGATTATGTAGGACAATTCTTTTATGTAGGAAGATACAGAGGAAGCACTGTAACAGGTGGAACAGGTGGTACCGGAACTGCAATGGGAGATGCAAATCAATATGCATTAACTTTTGAAGCAATGGAACCTTATCCAGCAGAAGAAATCACCACTACTGGTGTATTAACTGATGCGTTAACTACTATCACAGTTAGCTAAACTGAATAAGAATAAGGGTTGGTTTAATTATCAACCCCTATTTTTTTAATTTAAAGATATGTTAAACATATACCCTACTCAAGCAACAGGAAGTGTTGCAATATGGCCAGCAACTGGTAGTCGTACTGGTGCTAACTATAAACTAGAGCTAACTAATGACATGAATATGAATTCATCGTCATTTTCTTTGTCTCTAACAAACACTCCTAATAACCTAAGTGAGTATATGCAGTTAGATTATCTTTCAGGCTCTGCAGGTATACCAAGTGCTAGCGGTTTATATAGTTATGAATTAAAAGCAGATATAGCAGGAGGACAATTAAAATGGACTGAAGCTTCTAATTTATGGACAGCTATTCAAAGTCAATGGACTAACGTTACAACAGCAAGTGGAATATTTGAAACAATAGACAGTGGTAGAGCATTTGTATATGGAACTAATGATCCAGAGTTTACAGAAAACATTACCTCAAATGAAAACGGTACTTATATAACTTACTATTCATAAAATGGCAGATAATAAAAAATTTAATTTTACAAAAATTAATAACTCCAAGTTAAGAGAATTTAACCATAAGGAGTATAAAAAAGATAAAAACGAGAAGTTCGTAAAAAATGGAGACGATAATATGTTTCCACAACACTTAATTGAAATGTATAATAAAAGTTCTGTTAACGCAGCTTGTATTAATGCTATAGTTGAAGGTATTATAGGACAAGGGTTAACAGCTAACGATGAAGAATACACAAAGAGAGCTAATTCAGCTGGTGAAAGTTGGAATGACATATTCACTAAATGTTCTCTAGATTTTAAACTCCACGGTTCGTTCGCCATGGAAATAGTTTACAGTAATGACAGAACTAGGCTAGAGGCTTATCATGTTGACTTTAGTTATCTAAGAGCTAAAGAAAAGAATAAGTACGGCCACATCCCTGGTTATTTTATCTCAGAAGAATGGGACAGAAAAAATAGATTTTCAGGTATTGTTTATAAAAGCGAGGATAATATGGACTATCTGCCAGTATACAATCCCGATAAAAAACAAGAAGAACCTCATCAAATCTATGTTCACAGAGACTACAGACCAGGGCAATCTTACTATCCTCTACCGGATTACGTAGGAGCATTAAGAATTATCGAACTAGATACTTCTATTGATGACTTTCACGTAAACAATATTAAGAATGGTTTAGCACCATCACTTAGTATTACCACTTTTACAAATGGCACACCGGATCAATTAAGAGAGATAGAACAACAGCTATTAGCAAATTATGGTGGTACTAACAATGCAGGTTCACTTATGTATATTGACGTACCAGAAAAAGAAATGGCACCAGTAATTACTCCAATACCTCAAAATGGAGCTGATGGGTACTATACTACCATTAATGATTTAGTAATGCAGAAGATTTTAACTGCACACAGAATTACTAGTCCAATGCTATTAGGTATCAAAACAGAAGGACAACTTGGTGGAAGAGCAGAGTTAATAGATGCTAATTTATTATTTATGAATTTAGTTATCTTACCTTTCCAGCAAGACCTATTAGGCTGTTTTGAAATGATAATGTCATTTAACTATCCTGATGTAGTGTTAGGTATAGAGCAAAAAAGATTACTAGAAGATGGAGAGCAAGATGAAGAAGTAATCGTTGGAACAGACACAACAGATGCTGAAGAAGAAGCAGTAAGTGATGAAAACGTCACAGATACTGACACAGAAGGTGAACCTTTATTAGCTTAAATCTATTTAATAGTATGACAACCACCTTTTTAATTTCAGAAGCAAAAATAAGAAGCTTTACTAGCTTGAATGATGCTGTTGATTCAGCACTTATTAAGAACTGTATAAGAACAGCTCAAGATGTATGGCTACAAAATATAATTGGTACCGTACTATACAATAAACTTCTATCTGATGTTGATGCAGGTACGTTAACAGGTAACTATAAAGGATTAGTTGATGACTACATACAAGACTTTTTATTGTATGCAGCTTATTACGAAACTTTAGAAGAGATTTACCTAAGACCAAGAAACAATGGTTTACTAAGACCTAATGGAGGAGAGAACTCTGACCCAGTTGAAAGAGATCTTTATGATATGAAAAGACAGAGCATTAGAAACAAAATGGACTACTACAGTCAAAGACTAACAGAATACATCTTAGAGGAAGATAATCTATTTCCAGAGTTATCACAAGATACTAAATTATACCAACAGCTACCAGACTATACTAATAAGTATAAAAATCCATTTGTAATGAGAGGTAGTTACTATTTAGATTTTGCTAGAGAGTACGGGATTAGAACATACGATACAAGATACAAACAATACCCTCAATAATGGCAGCAGATTTTAACTTAACCAATCAATACATATCAGCAAGTTTTGACAACCTTATGCAAAACTCTGGTAGTATACCAGTAAATGGATTAGGAACACAAATTAATAACCTAACAGTTACTTCTTCTTTTGCAACAACAGCATCTTATGCTTTAAATTCAGAAGCACAAGTAAGTGCATCTTATGCAAATAGAGCAGGTGTAGCAGATGCAGTAAGTGGTAGTAATGTAGTAGGTAATGTTGCAACAGCTTCAGTTGCATTAACAGCTACCTCAGCATCACATGCTATTATAGCTAACAGTGCTTTAACGGCAACTTCTGCAAGTCATGCATTAACAAGTAATACTTCAATAAGTGCTTCACATGCTTTACAAGCAAATAATGCTACAACTGCAACTACAGCAACGACAGCCTCTTATGTAACTACAGCTCAAACAGCATCTTATGTAGCAGCAGCAAATATAGACGGAACAGTAGCAACAGCAACTAGTGCATCACATGCATTAAGAGCTGATATAAGTGATGATGTAGCTTCTACTGCAAGATTAAATGTAACAGATATAACTGCAAGTAATGCAACATTTACTTCAGCTTCAATTGGGTATTTAAAAACAGTAACAGGTTCAGCAACAATCATAGGAGATGAATACATTATTTTAAATGCTGATTCACCAACTAAAAGGTTTGCTGGAATAAAAGTATATGATAGTGGATCTGGTTTAACAGGGTCGTTTGAATGGGATAGTGTAGATGATAACTGGATACAAGTCGAAACAGGAGGAACATCAGCAGGTATGCTTACAGGTATATCTGGTAGTAAAGGCTCAGAAGCTTATCCTTCTAACAATACAATATTAAAAGGTACAGGTAACCATACAGTACAAAATTCTATTATAACAGATAATGGATCATTAGTAACTGTAGCAGGTAACGTATCAGCATCCTCATTTACAGGTGATGGTTCAGGTTTAACAAATATTTCACCAGCCTCATCTTCTTATGCATTAAGTGCATCATTTGCACAAACAGCATCATATGCTGCCAATGCAGGTGATTGGGATGGACAATTTAGTGGTTCAGCAAACATAACAGGTAGTTTAATTGTTAGTAGAAGTAGTGGTCAAGCATTAACTTCAGATGGTAACTTTACTGCTAATTTATTCACACCTTCAGCATTTTCAGAACATCAAATAATTACAGCACCATCATTTACTAAAACAGCAGGTGTAACCAAACCATTTACGGTCAACCAGATGGTTTACCAAGACTTTGCATTTGGTTCAGGTTATTATGAAAATACCTGGATGATATCTCAGTGGGATAGTGCAGGTTTCAACTACGGTAGTGATATGTTAATGGGTGGTACAAGAATAAATGCTAGTTTAGTTGCAAGTGGAAGTGGTACAGCAGCACAAAAAACTGCAGCATTCTCTGTATTAGACGATACATTTAATAGTGGAGATGGAGTAGCAGATGCAGTAGCAAGATATTATGGTAGAACGATGGAGCTTGGTTTATACAACAGTGAAACGATTGTTGTAGGTAACAACTTAACTAACCCTGTTGGGTACATGACTCAAAATCTTCACTTAACTGCTGAAGATCAAGTAATAATTGGTTCAGCACAAGGAGTTTCTTACCCTTATAAAAGTGGTACAAGAGCATGGGATGGAACAGGATCAGATACTAAAGATATAAAGTTTTACTATACAGGATCAGCTTGCTTTATACAGACAGGTTCAGCAACTGGACCAGCAGTACAGATAACTGGTTCGTTAAACATAACAGGAAGTGGGTTAAATGAATCTACAATAGTAGGTAACATTAAACAATCATTCCCATCGCCAGGTAATAACCAAACAGTAGGTTTAGCTGAATTAAGTGGTACTAACACAATAGGTGGTAAAAACTATACTAATAAAAACTTATTTGTAGCAGACTTTAATGCATTTGGAGAACAATTTAGAGATTATTACTCAATAGAATACTACGATGGCTTTGCATATAATTATGGTACAGAGTTTAACATTAATGGTATAAAATCAAGACTTGGATTAGTAGTTTCAGGTTCAGGAGGAGGAAGAACAGGAGAGATAGCAGTAGTAGATAACCAAGACGGTACAGGTACTGTAAAAATATCTACTGGAGATCAAGTAGGTGTAGAAATTAGTGCAGGTAATAAAGGTATTAAAGTTACAGGTGCAGTATCATCAGTTATAACTACACTTGGAATATCTTCTAATACAGCATCTTTAGATTTACAAGATGGTGATGCATATATCTTAAACTTAGTATCTGGTTCTGATACACATTTAGATGCAACTAATATTTCTACTAATGGAAGTCAAACAGTATCTTTAAGAGTTAATCAACCAGGAACAGGACACGGAACAATATCATTTGCACCAGAGTTTAAGTTTGCAGGAGGTACAGCACCAACGGCAACTGCTACTTCTAATGCAGAAGACATACTTACATTCCAAACATACGCAGGAACAAACGTTTACGGAACAGCAGCATTAAATTTAAGTTAACATGGGATTAGTTAAACCATTTGCCTTTATGGGGTCATCAGCAGCAGGTGAACTAGTCAATGACGGTTTAGTTCTTTATCTAGATGCTGGAGATACATCAAGTTATCCAGGATCAGGAACTACATGGACTGATTTAAGTAGTACTGGTCAAAACTTTACTCTTTATGGATCACCAACTCCTGTACATACATCAGGTGAACAAGGGTACTTTACTATGGATGGTAGTAGCACGTACTTTCAAAATTCAGTTTCTAATGCTTATATTACACCTGCATCTTCGTCAGTAGAGTGGACTATAGAAACTATTTCAGACACTACTACATTATCAGGCTATAGAGGTTTAGCAACAGTATGGCACAGTGGTACTAATCAAGTATGGTGGCATGGTTTATCAGGAGCAACATCAGGAGGTATACACTGGGCATTAAGAGAAGATCCAGCACAAGGTGGTTCTTCACAATTTTATAACAGTTCAGCTATATACTCTCTTAACACACTAACCCATATGGTATGGAAAGTAAATTATACTGCACAAACATTAAACTGCTGGTTAAACGGTACTCAAGTTATTACAGATGATGCATTGACAATAGACAGTATGGATACGGCAGGATCAGATTCTTACTTACAGATAGGTAAACAAAATTCAGGTAATTATTGGAGTGGTAAAATAGCAATGGTTAGAATATATAACGAGTATGGATTTACTACA